CGCCACGCAAGTTAGCATCACGCAAGTTAGCATCACGCAGGTCAGCACCATACAGGTCAGCACCATACAGGTCAGCACGTGTGCCTTTAGGGTCATTAGCTAACCATAACTTGTGGTCAGCTAGGATTTTTTCTAGGTTCATAAATGATACTCTTAAAAGATAATAAGCAAGTAAAAGTAAGGCGCTCACTAGGAACGCCTTTGTGTATTAGCGTGCAGCTAATAAATCTTCAAGTTTCTCATAGCCGTAGCCATCTTCACGTGGGATAATCTGAGCTGCTTCAGCGGCAATCTCTTCACGACGTGCTTCAATGTCACTTGGAGCTAACTCACCACTAGCTACCTGGTCTAAGATAGCTGCTTCTGCTTTCTGAGCTGCTGCTTTCTGCTTAGTCCACTTGCTGACGCCGTCTTTACACATGCTGTTGAAGCCCGATGCACTACCTTTCTTAGCACCGAATTCAGCAACTTGCGGGTCCATCCATAACTTGTGATAGTAGCACTTAACAGCAATTACTTCGCCAGTGTCTGGGTCACGATGGAACGTAGTAGCTTTACCACCGCCGCCACCTACTTTAGCTGAAGCTAACTCTTTAACTTGAGCTAAAAGTTCTGGTGCGATTGCGTCGCTGTTGTCTTCTAATAAAGTAACAATTGGTTGAAATGCTTTTTTAATATTTGCCATTATGGTATACCTTTTATTGCCAGGTTAACAATGTGAACATCGCTTGCGATGAACATATGAACTAAACTTACTGGCATTGCTTAGTTCGTGATTTTTAAATATTATGTATCTTTATATAGATTTTGTATAATATCGATTTTGCATATTTATATATCTTTTTTGAATACTTAGCATATATAAATGTGCAAGCTAATAAGCCTGCGATTTGTCCTAAGCTAAGGATTAGCTCAATAAGCTCAGGACTGGTCATGACGGAGTTCGCACCTTGTCCATTGAAAGTACTTGCACCTTTGTTACCTCTCTGTTAGTGTGCAAATGAGCGATGTAAGGCTGTTCGTTCACTATTCGGATTGCTTTTGCTGGTAGTATCACCGATTCCGTACGAACCAGGTTGCCAAGGTGAACTGCTACTAGTAGTTTAAAGTACATAAGTATTCTCCACTATTAAGTCAAATCATTGAATTATCATTTTAAATATATCAATTAATGTAACAAAATACAATTCTAAATTCATATATATTTTAATAATATATTGTTAAATATATATTGTATTTATTTACATTAAATATATAGACTTAAATGATAAACGGTTCAAGATTTCTTTAGTTAATCTTGAACCGTCCAGCCCTTTAGCTGAAGTCAACCTGGTGACCGTCTTTACGAGGGATAATTTCAGCTGCCTGGGCGTCTATCTCTGTCATCTTAGTAGCAACTTCAGAGACTTCGACCAGACCTTTAGCTACATCTTCAAGCAATTTAGCTTTAGCATCCTTCTTAGCTTTCTGGGCCTTAGTCCACTGTGAGACTCCTTCTTTACACATTGTATTAAGTCCAGTTGCAGTAGACTTCTTAGCTCCATACTCAGCAACAGTCACATCCTCCCATTGCTTATGATAGTAGCAATACACATGAGTTACATTGCCATCATCGTCCAGGATGAAGTTCTTGCTATTTTGCTTAGCAGTCATCAACTCAATTAGCTCAGGCAGTACTGTGCTAACTTTCTTAGACTTATTAGCTTCCAATAGCTCATAAATCTCTACAAATTGTTTCTTAATAGTCATAATATGCCTCCTTCGGCAGTAGAATATACCTTAAATAGCCTTATTAGTAAAGACTATTTAGTTATACTCTTAATCTTCTAGAGTATAGAAGTCAAAAATACTACACTCGTTGTCTATACACACTTGCTTAGCTTCATTCATAGCTTCTTGCATTTGAGCTCGTTGTGAGTCATCCAAATGCCTAAAGTTAGGTATATCACTAACTAAGTCATCAGCATGCCAAAGCATACTAGTTATCTCTAGGGTGTATATAAACATCTCTACATCTTGTAAAGTTTCAATCTGCATCTTACTTACTCATTTGTTGTTTCGATAATTTAATAATAAAGCCAAATTTTAATTAAGTACAACTTTTTTATAGAGTAGAAAAGAATATACTTATAACTAAAATGTTGAGACTTTATTATAAATAGTACGTGCATGTGCGTATAGACCAGGTAACCAGGTTTGTACAATATTTAGCTATAAGTATATAGTTTAAGTGAATCTATGCTATTTAGCTATATACTTATAACAAACCTGGCTATAAGACATCAGTAATATCAATGTCTATGTCAAAATACCAACCGTCGCCGTTACTAAACGTAAATGTAACATACTCACCATTATGGGTATATTCTATAATGTCACTTGTCGTTTGTACAAGACTTTTAATATAGTTTAAATCTATATTGTCAGGATTATTAGTCATATTTAGTTACTCTTTAATTGTTTGCATTTGATAATTTAATAATAAAGCCAAATTTTAATTAAGTACAACTTTTTTATAGAGTAGAATGCTATAAGTATATAACTAAAATGTTGAGACTTTATTATAAATAGTACGTGCATGTGCGTATAGACCAGGTAACCAGGTTTGTACAATATTATTTTATAATATTTAGCTATAAGTATATAGTTTAAGTGAATCTATGCTATTTAGCTATATAGTTATAACAAACCTGGCTATAAGCATATAACTTAATTGCATAGATGTTATTTAGCTATATAGTTATAACAAACCTGGTTATAAGCATATAACAACCTGGGTTATAAACATATACTACTGAGCTATAGTCAACTATTTAGCTATATCGTTATAACAACCTGGGTTATAAGCATATGCTATTGAGTTATAGTCATCTAATTGCCTGGATCCTGGTCACTAGGGCCTAGGGCCAGTCTGGGGGGCTCCCACCGTAACGGAAATCAGTAAAATGGATGCATACAAGTTTAAGTATAATAAATTTATATAACTATACATATAAGGTAGTAAAATGGATGCATACAAGTTTAAGTATAATAAATTTATATAACTATACATTTAAGGTAGTAAATGGATGCATGCAGAATTTAAGCGTAATAAATTTATATAAGTGGCCAGGTTATACATCGAAGCCACTCATACGAGCCCTCTGTTGACGGCCCTCATAAGGACTCCTATGGTATTCCCTATTTTCAACTGTATTACAAGCAATCGACCTAAGTACATCCGCGCCGTGAGAATATTCGTCATGCACAGGAGTCTGTTTCCAAACTTGTTGCTTATCATCCCACTCTTTACTATAATTTAGAGCACATTCCATTAGATAAGAGCAACGTTTATCGACCCGCATTTTAGGAATCATTCGACGTACAGCTTCAATACCATCTGCTATACTTTCTTTAGCTAAAGTCATCACACGACCAGGTATTTGGTTATCACGGATGTACTCACGCACTATGTCTTCTCTACTTTTAGCTTGACCGCTGCTGTTAGCGTTAGTTAAAGACCGTTGACGTATATCGTGAGGGAAATTCCAATCACGTATAGTATATCCACGGCTAATTACTTCATCTATATAGTGAGTAATCGCGTAGCCGTTATTCCAGTACTCATCTACAAGTCGCCATTCGTCTCTATACCACTGTACAAAGCCTACAACAAAGTAGTCGTCGACACCGAGGTCAAAATAGACATCGACAGGTAAGTTAGGGTCGTATAATCCACTTACCACACGACCCTTACGTACTACAGATTCATTGAACAACCTACTGTAATATGTGCCGTCGCGGCTTGCAGTGAAGGCTTCTTCAGGTGTGGCAGGATATTCCTGGAATATATCACCACCGAGCTCGCGCCGCTGGATAATCCAGAAGTTCTTCTGTTCTTTACTTAGCTTACGACCTGTCTGCTCTTCTAACTTAGCAAAATAGTCTGCTGCTTCACCGTCTACAGGTTGCTCTACATCATTGAGACAGTCGGGGTCGTCGAGCCAGGATAGAAATATTGGCTTGAAGTCCTTGACACTAAGACCTGTACTGTTCTCTACGAGCACTGAGTCATCCCACATTTGCTTAAACATGTTACGACCTTCAGCAGTTGACTCTATAATACCTGTATTTCCCTTACCAAGTGCTTGTAGAGTACCTGTTTTGGTCTCTTTAGCTCGTTTTGGGTAATTATTAGCTATCTTACCGAACTCCGACACGTGTAGACGCTGCAAGGTTGTTGAACGGAATGACACACGAATGAATATGGTACTTTTGTTGCTAAATGCATACTCTTTTGTATTATCTTTCTCTAATGAGACCCCTATAAACGACTTAATAGAGTCATCTAACATGTCCCATAGAAACTTAGTTCTCTCAAGCAGCGTGGATGCCTCATCGGTACCTTGAGCCATCAGGCCCAGATTAAGGAATGGACAGAATACTGCATCATCGAAGTATGATACAAGCCACAGAGTTGAGATACCTTGCTGACGGGATTTTAGGATTATCACGCGAGGATGTACCCTGGATGCTGCATATACTTTGTGCTGTCCGAAGTTCATACGGAACGTGACAGGCGCACCATCTTTATTAATGATAGTATAACAGTTATTAAGCCGCCAGAGCTTTGACGTCAAATATTTAGCTTCAAAGTCTTCATCACTGATATTATGAGGTACTGGATCATTGAATAGATCGTAGTATTCCGCTATATCAGGATAGAAGAACTCAAACTCTCGCCTGGTTATATTTAGCTTATTGCACTCCGAGCGGTCTACACAAGGCTCTATATCGAAAGCGCGGTTAGCCGGTAAGACCTTACCCTCCAGGCTTTGTCGACTAGCCTCCAGGCTTGTCACCGAGGTATTGACTGTATCTGCTTGCACTTGTATTCTCACTTCCGAAGTTGTTTTGTACATTAACTTGTGTCATATTTTTGTTGAAGAACGTAGTTTGCATATTACATACAATATCTGCATACGTCTCAATCTCAGAAGGCATATCTGAGCTCATTAATAGACTATTAACACGTTTAACTATTTGTAATGCAGTCTTTTGAAGTTCTGTGTTTAGAATCTCAAGACCGTCCAGACCTTTAGTCACTCTATCCAGATTTTGCTCCACAATAGGTGAATGTTCAGCGATTTCCGCCAATAACACGTTATCCATATTGACCAGCTGGTCGACTGTATTATTTAGCTTAGCCTGTTCGAAATCTTTCTTTAGCTTAAGAACAGCAGAATAGCTTAGATCTAAGTCATCAGCTATATCTTTAGGTGCAAGTTCTTGCTCTAATAAAGATATAGCTTTATACTTTTGATTGTCGTCCATCTGCTATCACCTTAGTTTGATAATCTCGGAGTAATGATACTACTAAACCGCTAAAGTTTAAGCAATGTTGTTCGCAGTGTTTTTTAACTTCACGTACAACTTGCTCATCAGCAGGTTTTGAGCCTTTAGTTGAGAAAGTATGAATAGCCATAAGTTTGAGTATCTCTATATAATGTTATTAATTTATTTTAATAAATTTATTTACATTTGTAAACTGTTATTATAAAATAAATGAAGGTTTAATAATAAGGTAACTAATATGAGTACTCCTGACAATTCAGATACTTTCGAACAAAAAGTAAATACCGTTGTTTCGCAGTTCACTACAGGTGAAGATGGCAAGCTTGCTCTACCCGACGGGGTTGAGGTAGATGAAGCTACCTTATTTGCTGCACGAGCAGAAAAACGCCGCCGCGATACACAAGCATCGTTTACTAAAACGCAGCAAGAAAATAAACGTTTGCAAGCTGAGAATGATAAGTTAGTGCAATCTTGGGAACAAGATGCTATGTCACAGCTGCCAGCTAAAGAACAAGCTCGACTTGAAGAGCTAAAACATCAAGACCCTGATGCTTGGCGTACAGAGTTAGCTACGTTAGAAGAGACTCAACGTTCACAGTTTCAGGAACGTCGTGAGACTATTACTAAAGAAGTTTCACAGATGACGGAACTAGAACAACGTGAGTACGAACTAAATCAATTCCAGGAGTCAAATCCTGATATCGTACTTAATGATGATGTATTAGCTAATGACATTCCGCCTCGTATTACTAAGAAATTAGAAACAGGTGAAATTTCATTTGCCGATTTCTTAGGTGAATGTAAAACTTTCTTATCTAAGGGTAAGACTATTGATAAAGGACCTACGCCTGATAAAGACCCAGGTTTTGCAGAAGCTCGTGGAGGTTCTAAACCTTCTAAAGAAGCTTTAGAGGCACAAAATTCAGCAGATTATCAAAACGAACTTTATTAATATTATTAAATGTACAATTTATATGCATTTATTATATAATCAATATAGATTAAACCAGGTTATGAATCACCATTTATGGTCTCAAGATACCTGGTTTGACTTAAAAAGGACTCGTGCATTATATGCCACTGAATCTCCTATCTATATTATCGTTGAGACTTAGTCTCAGTTTATTTAACTAATAGAAGGTAAATACTATGTCTACAGGTGTAGTTAGTATTGGTTCTGACCTCGAGCGTCGTAAATGGATGCGTGAAGGGATGATTCAGGCGGCGTCTCGCTCGTTCTGGGCTCCTTACACTGGTTCATCTAAAGATGCAATCGTGTTCCAGGCCAACAATGAAAATTCTTCAGAAGGTCACACAGTGGTTTTCGACTTTGACGGCAACTTATCTGGTAAGGCTATCAAAGGTAAAGATACTGCTTACGGTAAAGGTGAGCAAAAACGTAAGTTCTCTGATAAAATCACAGTTGAGCGTTATCGTATCCCAGTTGATAACGGTGACAAGTTTGACGGTGTTAACATCGGTGACTTATCAATCAACGAACACTCTGATTCACGTACTAAATTAGGTGATTTATGGATTCGTTGGAAAGACCAGGCGTTATTTGATGCTGCTCAAGGTAACATCATTACTAATGACTCAGGTGTACAAGCTGCATCTCACGTTATTGATCTTGGTACTTCATTCACTTTCAATGACTTATTAGACATTGAGAAAATCCTTAAGACTTCACAAGGTTACTCTACTGGTGACATTCGTCGTCCATTAGACCCTATGCGTACACAGTCTACTGCTAACGGTGAACGTCCATTATGGATTATGGTAATCGACAGCTCTATGGCTAACGTGTTACGCAAAGATACTGCAGGTTACCAAACTATCGTTAAAGATGGTGACGTACGTGGTATGCAAAACCGTAACTTTAGTGGTGTAATTGGTCAAATTGGTGCTTTATTAATCGTCGAGTCTAACCAATTCTTTGGTGACACTATCGGTGCAGGTGCTGGTTGGGGTCTTGATGATTCAGAAGTTGAAATCTGTGGTTTGCGTCAGTATGATACAGTAAATGCTGTATGGACAGGTCAAGAAGGTTTCGATTATGCGTCTACACTACGCTCACGTGCGGTTATCTTAGGTACTGGTGCATTGCAAATTGCAATGGGTAAACAACCTGATTATCGCTTCCAGGCTTCACAAGACTTTGGTATCAAGTCAGAATCTGCATTAGAAGTATGGACGGAAGTTCGTAAGACTAATTTAGTATCTGAGTCTGGTCCTAAGTACAAAGCAGCTAAAGTTTCTGGCATCGACCATGGTGTTGTTGCTGTAGACTTACAAGTGTAGGAGTACTAAATAATGGCTATTATCGATAAAGTTCGTGAAGACGATTTTATGACTAAAAAGACAGTTTGCAAGTTTGCAGCTGTCGTAGCAGAAGGTACAGATAGTGAAAACATCGGTACTACTTCTGGCAGTTATCAATTAGCTAATCTACCTGCTGATGCTATCATCACTGATGCATATGTGCATGTTAAAACAGCTTCTGATGCGGCTACTTCTGCAGTAGCTACTTTAGGTACTACTGAAGGTGGTTCAGAAATCGCGTCTGCTATTGACTTAGCAGTTACAGGTGAGCAAGGTACATTCACCGGTCAATCTTTGACTAGCACAGGTGTTCCTCTTATCTTAAACACTACAATCACTGGTGCAGCTACTGCAGTAGGTGAGTATATTGTAGTTGTTAACTACCTTGAATATACTAAGGATACAGGTGAGTACACTCGTATTTAAAGGGTATAAGGTACGTAAATTACCCTCGTTCTTTCGGGTTCGAGGGTTCTTTACATTTACTAAAACTATTTATGTCCATCCTGAGTTATTTAATGGACCTGTAGAAGAACTTGCTCGTACCCTGGAACACGAGTACACTCATATAAGTCAATTAAATAGCTTAGGTGTTATACGTTTTTGTCGTGATGCTTTCCTTTGGAGAAGGCATTGGAATATAGTTAAAAACTACTTAGAGTCTAGAATTGAAGATGAGGCTCTAATAGCAGGAGACTTAGAATGTCTACGATTACAATCCCTGCAACAGACGGGACTTACACGAGACGAATTGTTACACCAAGAAATCTTTACCATGACTTAGCTTTTGATTTAACTAATGTTACAAGTGGTACTTTAACGATTCGTGGACGCAAGAATGGCTCAACGTTCTTTGAAGCTTTACCAGACAATGTAATTGACTTGTCAGCACCTCATACTATTCAATTTCAAGGTATTGTTGTTGAATACGAATTTTCCTTAGCGAGTGTTACTGGCACTGCAACGGAGATAGCTATCACTGATAACGGTTTTAAAGGTAATTAGCTATGGGTAAAGGTTATATAGGTATAGGGGGCGACCCAGTTAGAAGTACCGTTCTAATTGATGAAGCAAGTTTAGTAGGTCAAAATCCACCAGGTTTAGACACACCTCTACAAATTACTTGGGGTAATACTTCTGATATAATAACCGAAGACGCTATACTGCGAGTTAATGGCGATATTGAATTATATTCAGAAAAAGTCTTTGGTGTGTTATTTGATTTACAGTATGGCAGAAGCGGCGGTGCAGGCCAATCTAAATTATGGTTTACCTCTCAAATTAGCTTTGGCGGTGGACCATTTGTTTATGTACCCTACTCTATAGTAGAGTACATCGAAAACGCTAACGATATTAAATCTCTTAATAGACTAGTTAACTTTGAATTAGATTCGAGTGTTGCGCCTTTTCCTTGGATTGTCAAACTTCTTTTAATCAGAGACTCTACAAGTAACGGTCACAACTCAGGTGGTTTAGCACCCTTAACAGCTACCTTAGCTGGCGTACCTGCTGCACCTTCAGCTCGAATCATTATTAATACATATGAGTAATACAAAATGATAGAACAGTTTAGTGAGAAGTTTATAGGTGTAGCTAAAGCTTTCACACCTGCTAAAGTTTCGGATTTTTTAAATAGCTATCCTCTAACTAAAGAGACTGTATACAGTGATGTCAATTTGAATAATGAGTTAGTTACATACATGACTAACGATGCTACCATACCATATGTTGCAGCGAACTATAAAGCTGAAGAATTAGAGTGGCTTTGCAACATCATAAAAAGCAAATTGTATGTGGTATTATAGTTATGGCTACTAGAGTAGAGAAAATACTAGCTAATGCACGAATAACGTTATCTGACCAATCAAAAGAGCGCTGGTCAGACGATGACCTTCTACGTATTTTAGATGAAGGTCATAAGGATATTTGTCGACATACACAACTAATAAATGACCGAGTTGACATCTTCTTAGAAGTAGGTGAGCCCTACTTCGACTTACCTGAAGACCTCTGGTTAATATCGCGTATTACTTACGATGATGTAGTCATTCCTATGGTCTCTCATACTGACCTAGATGAGTATCCCCTAACTAGACGTTTTGCTGATTTTGACTATAGCTCTAATCGTTGGGAAACTGAAGAAGGTGAACCTGAAGCATTCTTATACGACCGTAGAAACTTATTGAAAGGGCGTATTTATCCTATCCCTACTGATGCCATTTTTGAGAATCCTTATACTTTTCAAGCAGGTGCACGAAACGAGTATGAGATTGATGGTAACAACATATACGGTGTAGTTGTTGACTCTGTAGATGACTTAGTTAGCCCTACTGATGGTGTTGCCTCTAGTTGGGATGACTTTGACTTTAGTTCTGGTTTAGGTGTTGTTACCCGAGCAATTAGCGTTACTGATGATTTAGTTTTTGACTTTGTAGGTGAAGAGACTTTAGGTGTGGTTGTAAACATAGATAACTATACCTTAACTAGTGTGTATGGCATAGTCACTGACTTATACGACCCTCAGTTTCAATCTGAACTCTTTAGTTCACCTTATGGTGTTATTACTCAAATTACTGAAAACAATAAACCACTTAGAGTATGGTATATTAAAAATCCAAGTGATTTAGAAACAGTATTTGATGACTTAGAAACACCTTATATGTTCGATACAGCACTTAAGTATTATGTTGTAGGTCATGCTTTCTTGAATGACTTAGATGCAGGATGGCAACAAAAAGGTACTCAACAGCTAGAACTATACAATCGTGAATTACAAATCGCTGGTAAGACCCAGGTACGTGATGGTACTCGTGCAGGCCAGTTTGAAACTAATTATCGGAGAGCATTCTAATGGTTACAAATAGAACCATCACTAAACAACTAGCTACAGTTCAAGACTTAGCTTTAGGCGAAGGAACAGTTGTACAACAACGTGCAGGTGTGTCGTATGAACTTGATAAAGTTAATCCTGTATTTGTCTTCCGCGACTTACTAAATGCGCAAGCTGCAGACTATCTAGAAGAAAACATGACAGTTCAAGTTAAGGAACGCATCACAGGTAACGGTGGTGGAGCTCTTTGGGACGTTGTTGATGCAGCAGTCAATCCAGCTAATGGGTTTGATGTTGTTGGTAGCGGTGTCGTAGGTCTTAACCTAAAACTGCGTGTTGATGGAATAATGAGCGCTAAAGCTTTTGGTGCTAATTTGGATTGGGATGGAGTTAGTGGCACTGATGACACCGCAGTTCTTCAATATCTACATGATAATATCATTTTATACTCGTTAGATGGTTATACGGCCAGAATTACAGATAGTCTAGTTCTTAAATCTGGTATGCGAGTTTATACATTTGGCGGCGGTATATACAAAGAAAATGTAGGTTATATACTTACCACTAACACATCTTCAGTTGAGGACGTTATTATCTATGGTGGGTTTTACCTTGGCAATAATCTATCTTCTTTTGCTGATTGTACTGGTGCAGCCTCTGGGTTTGACAACGCCGCTAGACAGATTAAATTTGTTGACTGTAGAACAGCGGGGATAGATGTTGCATTTAATTGGCATAACGCCCGGGTGTGTCAGGTGCAGCGGGGCAGGTACGCCTGTAATAAAGGTATTATATATACAGGTAAGTCAGCAGAGTGTACTGTTGATGCGGCGGTTTTTGTTAGAGATGGTGGATTCCCTGTAGTTGGCTCGAAAGGCATACACTCTTTTGCTGATGGTAGTGACTTTCCAGAGGGCTTATCGGTTCACAAGACATTGTTCTTTAGATTTGAATATAACCTAGATATTGACGACCTATTTATTGCGGGTTTCGTTGATTGTTATATTGACTCGGGTGGCGTAGCTGGTGAGAAGCAAAACAGAATTAAATACAACATCAAAACAGAAGGTATTAAGTTCACAGGTTGCTGGTGGTTTGGTCGTGGTGTTTCTTGGGGGGATGATGCGGATACGTCACCAAATCAATTCCGCTCACAAATTATAGGAAACCACTTTGATCAAATGGTGCCTGGTATTGATGTTAGATTCAGGCGATTTGCTCACGGTATTAGTTGTGTTGGCAATATACACAACTCTGACCAATCAGGCACACACATTGGTTATGTATCCGATAACAACAATAACGCAATTATTATTGATGATATTAACTTTCAAGGTTATGACAGTTACGCGCAATTTAAAGTTGCTGGCGAAAATAATCTTGTTTCAAACATACCAAATAGAGATAAGTTAACCGCTCCTGTATTCTATGAATACCCTGTAAACACTTACAATGTTGAAAACTATAACATTTACGGGGATGTTGCAATCAGCTCAAGTACTTGGGCGTCCGGAGCGACGATAGCTGAAATTGATAACATTAAGCTGTCTTCTGGGTTGGCGTGGGTTAATATTGAGTTAACTGATTTAACAATACCAGGTTCTGGGTTTTTACAGATTGTCGTGTACAACGCAGGAACTACAACACCAAACACTGACGTTACCTTAACTACTAACTTGGCGCTGATATCTTACGCAGCTACCGATACGTCTATTCGGGTTAACATTCCAATAAAAGTCAATAAAGCGACAGACGCTAGAGTGCGCCTTATTAACGAAAGTGGTAGCTCCCCGACTATATCTGGTGGCCAGTTTGCAAATTCTTTAAATGTTATTCAATAAGTTATGACTGAATTTGAACGCCAAGTTTTAGATCAGTTATCTGGACTTAAAGAGGGGCAAGCTAGACTTGCTACTCAACAAGAGTCTCAGATAACTAAGACTAAAGAACTAGACGACTATATCCGCACAGTTGCAGAGACTGTGGCGTATTTAGCTAATTTAGTTACTGAAGTCGCGTCTGAAAGTAAGCAGTATGGTGAGAAGATTGAAGCTTTGAAAGAGACTTCAATCCAAAGGTTAGACAAAGCTGAAATGGCTTTAGAAGTACAACAACAGACTAACTCTATTTTTAGAGATAAAATACATGAACTAGAAGTAGCTAAAGGGAGGGTAGACTACCTACCTGAGTATGTTAACAAGATTAAAGCTAAAGTAGACGAAGTAGTAAAGGTACAAGATGCTATTTTACATACGGTAGCGGAGTTTGAAAAGCTAAAAGCAGATGTTGAATCTTTAAAAATGAAGTCTACTCAGTTGACTACTGCTGGTAATATAGGCAAATGGTTCATGCAAAAAGCTTTCTGGCCTATTATAAGTATAGTCGCTGTATTGTACACGGCATTTAAGGAACTAATAAAGTGAAGTTACAAGTCTTTGATGGAGGAGTTAACTCAAGGTTAGCTCCACAATTACTACAACAAAACCAAGGCGTTGTTTATGAAAATATAGACAATGCTGTAGGTGTCTTAGCGCCTAGCAAAGACAAGTTAGCTACAGGTATAAATACAAATCAGTATGCTACTTTCTATGAAGCTCAACAAGAATGGGTTAGTTCAACCATACCTACTGATTATTTAGAGTTTCAAGGTGTCTTATACGCTACTGATAGAACTAATCGCCCTACTAAATATAATGGTACCACTACGAATTTCATAGGCATTGAAAGACCAACATCTGCCCCTACTTTAACTATACAAAATAATGCAGACCTATTAGGCCAGATTACAGCTCTGAATGACACAACTACAGGTAATTTGCCTACTGGAGAACTTAAGTATCTATTATTTAATGTTACTAACGGTGTGTATTCTATACCATATGAGTTTACTATTTCTTTAACTATTGTAGATGCTCTTAGATCTACTGGAGCCTTTACTAATGTACCCTGGCAGCCTGAGTACATGGAAGAGAATAACCAGGTTATTACAGTTCCTAGTACCCCTAATCGTCGTATAGCTTTTTCTGGTTTACAAGGGAACTTTTCGGATAGTGCTAGACTGTATCGTTTTTATGATGGAGACTGGTACTTAGTTCATGCGTTCACTACTAAAGCTGATACTTTCTTTGATGACACTTATGACATAAGTGGTAATGCAGTATTAGACCCTGCAGATGTGACTAAGTTTAATGGTACTTATCAATACGTATACACTTACTATAACTCTGCTGACGGTACTGAATCTGCACCTAGTGATGTGTCTGCTGAACTTGAATTATCCAGTGGCAGTGTACAACTTACAGGATTAACTGCGTCTACAGATCCTCAAGTTACTAACAAACGAATCTATAGAGTGGGCGGTAATATCGCCCAATTTTCTCTGGTTGCAGAGATTACTAATGCAACAACTAGCTATACAGATAATCTAAATGATACTGAAATAGACGGAAGGTTATTAGAGTCGGACAACTATTACGAAGCACCTACTAACTTAAAGTACTTAACAGAATCTTATGCTATGTTATTTGGGGCAGTAGGCTCTCAACTCAGGTTCACGCCAATTGGTATACCTAATGCCTGGCCTCCAGAGTTCTCTATAGATTTTAAAACTACTATAACGGGTATTGGCCAGGTAGCAAATGGTTTATTAGTTTTTACAAGAACTAAAACTTATATTGTTACAGGTACAGGACCTACCTCGTTATCTCAACAACTATTAAGAGGTGACCAGGGTTGTATAGCCCACGAGTCTATCCAAGAAGCAAATATAGGAACCCTAGTTTGGGCATCCACGGATGGACTTTGTCTTAGTTCTGGTAATGATGTTAAGAACATAACTAAGTTTGCCTTAGGTGAAACTCTGCTATCTCCTACTAGTTCTGCTGTGGTAGATGAAGTTTACTATTGTCATAACTCAGATGGTAAAACACTATCTTGGGATTATAGATATACTCAAATTATTAAGTGGTTAGATTTAGGCATTACTGAAATCTTAACAGCTAATAGCTTATTGTATGGTTGGCGAGACGGTCAGTTGTACAATGTCTTTAAAGGGTCAAACGATTTAACATTTAAGTATCTATCTCCTAGATATATCGAGGGCTCGTTAACGGAGACTAAAACGTATAAAAAGTTTTATTTTCGTACAGAAGGTGATATAATAATAAAAATATTAATTGATGATGTTCTTGTGGTTACCAAGGAGTTTACAAGTACAGATACTCATGAAGTACAAGTACCTCAGCCTCAACAAAGAGGTTACTATGTACAGTTTGAAGTATCTGGGACAGGCCAACTTCTTGAGATAGAATATGTAACAGGCAGAAGAAAGAATGACTAATCAGTCGTTATTATCAGTACCACCTAACGTTGCAGAGCCTTTGGTTTTGCAACGCTTTCTTATGCGCCTGTTAGAGCAAGTTGACATCATTTCTGGTAATCGCGCAGCCGCGGAATACGCAGAGCAAGAACAACTTTTAGCAGCTACACAAGCATTAATAAAAAGATTACAAGTCGCAGAAGCAACGCTAGAAGACCTAATTGCTTTAGCTAATGAACTAGCAGAGCAAGCTGTAGATACTCTACAATTTCAAGTAGACCAGAATACTTCTGACATTAAAACTATACAAGACGCCATACAAGATTATGTAGCTATTAAAGCTGTACAACTTAACTTCACTGTTGATGGCTCAAATAATATAGTTCATAATTTAGATTATAACATAGACACGAGCGCTAGTTCACGCATTAGTACTGGTGTGTATGAGTTTAGCTTAGACCAGGCTACAATCCTAGGCAATTCAGTGGTTGATAATTCAACCGCGTCTTTAGCTTGGGTTATAGCAGCCAATGCAAATTCTGAATTATTCCAGGTAAACTTTGAAGAAGTTGATGGAGATACCTTTAGATTAAATGTGCACGAGTTTACTGTAGTAGGTGCTAGCAATAAACTTACATTAGCTAAATATGATTTAGCACCAGGTGATACAGTCACAGTCACTGTGTTATTCAACGTACCAGGCGCAGGACTACCGCCAGCATGAACATAACTTACTTAGGACATAACAACACCGACACTACAGGTTTAGCTACTGCTTTTGGTGGCTTGCTGTCTGCAACTGATTTAAGACTAGCTATAAAAGACTTTGAACATTACCTCCTAAATTTAGAGGGAGCTCAAACAGATATACCTAGTTATCATCATTTTGCGCCTGGTAATTACGCTAGAGAGATGCATATACCGCCTCGAGTGGTTATTGTAGGTAAGTTGCATAAGCATGCGCATATAAACATTATTTCTAAAGGTAAGATTACAGTAGTTACAGAACACGAAGGTGTACAAACACTAGAAGCACCTTGTACTTTTATATCTAAACCAGGAACTAAGAGAGTAGTCTGTGCTCATGAGGAAACTGTGTGGACCACAATTCATCCAACTAATGAAACAGATTTAGACAAAATCGAAGCTGAAGTAATAGCTAAGACTTATGATGAGATAGAATTGGAGGGTACCTTATGAGTTGGGGTGCGGTAGCGGTGGCAGGTGCTAGTGTAGTATCTGGCTACATGGGTAAAAAATCAGCAGATAAAGCAAGTAAACAAGCAGCGAAAGCAGAAGCTGCAGAGCTTGAGTTTGCTAGAGAACAATACGAAGACTGGAAAGCTACTTATGGCCCGTTAGAAGAAAACTTAGCTTCTTACTATTCTAATGTATCTCCAGAACTCTACGCTGCTCAAGGGTTAGAAGCATATCAGCAAGAGTTTGAAGCTTCTATGGCACGTTTGGACGAGTCTTTAGCTCAACGCGGTATTGGTGATTCACCCATTGCTATTAGCTTACGACAACAAGCAGGCTTAGAAGAGGCTGAAGCTAAGGCAGAAATTCGTAGAGACGCACCTCGAATGGCTGCAGAAGATAAGACAAGGTTCTTACAAATTGGTATGGGTCAGAGCCCTGCACAGTCTTTACAAGCTACTTTAGCTAACCAAGCTCAGAGTGCTAGTCAATATGCTTTAGCTTCTGAACAAGCAGCAGGTAGAGCAGTAGGTTCTGCTATTACAACAGCAGGTACTGCGTTATCAGACTACTTGAGTAGACCAACCCAGCAAACTGGCGGACCGGCTGAGACTTCTTATACTCTACCAGCAGCTAATATTGACCCATTTTCGAGGACCTCATAATGTCAGCATTTATGTACGAAGGCATGGCTAAAGGTGTAGCTAATGTCCAACAGTATGTTAGAGATGAAGAACGTCGTGAAGCAGAGAATGCTATGCTGCGCCAACAGACGTATCAGGCGAATTCTCAACTACTCAAACAACAAACTTATGATGCTTTGAATCGTTTTGAAGCTGACGGAGACGCTCGTCACTTAAACACTTTCTTAGCTGATGCAAAGCGCAATCCAGTTGGTGCTAAGATTTATGGTAGTACTGTACGTATGGACAATTTATATAAGAGTTCTGAAGTAGATGATTTACTGCGCCAGGCAGGTTACCATAACCCTGAAGAAGTATATACAGACCCAGATAACGGTTTATTATTAGCTACAACAACTGAAGGTTTGCAATTAGTTCCTAAAGAGCGTTATTATGCTACCACTGGCTATACTAACTATATGTCGGACCAACAGTTAGCTAAAATGGAAAAACAAGCACGTATTAATCAACTAATGCAAAGTGGACAGACCAGAGCTAATATTAGCTTTAGTGAAAAAGTAGCCCAAGATATGGTTGATACTGGTAAAGCTACAAGTATTTCTGAAGCCTATAAAATTATGGAAGAGCTAAAAAATAAGGGTGCAGGTACTACAGAACAAGAACGATTAATAGACGCTTTAAAGCAAGAAGAAGGTTTTAGTACTCTAGAAGCTGTACAAGCTTTAGAAGGTCCTAGTTATCAATCTAATGAACGACGTTATGTTGAGTCTAAGCGCCAAGAAGGTGATAAACGTCCTGAGTCAGAGTTAGTTGCAGAATACCGTAATTTAGGGCAGACAACTACGCAAAAAGAAATTGGTTCAGTTGAAGAAGCTAAAGCTGCTTTAGATGAACAGAATTTCTTTGACCTAGATGTTGCAACGATGAAGCCTCAAGAACGAGCTAAATTACATTCACAGATTGCTCGTATTGAGGACTTACGGGGTATCAAGTTAACCAACGATGATAAGCGACTTGGTCGTGATATTCGTAACTTAGCTCAATTAGGCGGTAAAGCGGGGGAGTTGATTGGTGATGAAGAAGCTGGTTTGATTGATTCGACTATTAATAGTTTAAAGTCTTATATGTTTAATGATATAGGCACAACTGAAGCTAAAGCATCTTATGAGTCATTCCGCAATATCTTCCGTAATGCTTTATACGGTGCTTCATTAACTCAGGCAGAGGTTGAAGCATTTAACAATGCTATGGGTACGTTGAAACAACAACCTGGTCCTGTACTTAAGAAGTTAAATGAACAAATGAATTCGCTACGTAATCAGTTACAATCTGTAGCTAACTATAATGATCCTTACTTAGCTCATTACTACTTCGGCACAGATTTAGACGACTTAGATGAAAAGATTCGTCGCATTGACGAGCGTGCAGCTATGATTTCAGGTTATAGTGGTCCTGGGTTAAGTACAAGTAAAGACATTGAATTCACTATTAAAACTACAGAACCTCAAGTAGATTCTACAGGCGCACCAGATTTAAACGCAATTTGGGCTAAGAGCATGGGAGGTCAATAATGAAAGCTAATATTGAAGACATTAGAGATACTTTCAAAATTGGGTACGAGCAGTACAATAATTCTCGCAAAGAAGCTAATGAAGTATGGGATTTGTACCATAACCGTCATTATACAAGTGACCAATTAGCTACTTTAGAAAATCGCGGTCAACCAGCTGAAACATTTAACGTGATTAAGATGTTCGCACGTATGTTAGTTGGTTACTACTCTACTGTTGTAAATACTGTAGTTGTACGCCCTAGACATCCTCGCGATATCACTAGTGCTACTGTACTTAATGATACTATTAACTATATCTTTGAACAAAATCGTATGGACATCGAAGGTGACCAGATTAAGCTTGGTGGCTTAGTTTCTGGTCTTTTATGCGCATACGAAGAAGTAGTTGATTCTGGTAAAGTCGACCAGTTTAATAGACCGTTATATGAATGTAAAGTTCACCATGTACCAGACTATGAACTAGTTTTAGACCCTCGTAGTGAACTTGATGATTACTCAGATGCTAAGTTTCTACATAGATTTAAGTGGATGCATGAAGATGACGTTAAACGGACTTTCGGCAAAGAAGCAATGGAAAAGATGTCACCCTATCTTAACTACGTTAATGCTAGTGAAGCAGACTTTGAGTTCAAGAATGACAACTACGCTTACGACTATGGTTATGAAGGCTATGGATTTAGGGGTTATTACCGTGTACACGATAATTACCTTATTGTTCACACTGTTATGGTAGATGAAGATAATCGTCGTTGGTCAGTTTACTGGCATGATAATATTATCTTAGAGAAGCAAGAAATAACTACTAAAGCTGCTAGATGGCCTTACAGAGTTCAGAAATTACATAGCTCAAATAAAACTGAGTTCTACGGTGTATTCCGCGAAGTAATTGAACCTCAGAAAGCCATTAACCAGGCATTACTTCAGATTCAAATGATGGCAAATACAACTAAAGTATTTGTTGAAGAAAACGCTGTAGATAACATGGAAGAGTTTAAGACTATGGTTAACCGTATTAACGGTGTTATACCAGTGCTTAGACTTAACGGCATTCGTATGGAGCAAATGACTAAAGAAGTACTCGACCAGTATACTATCATTGACCGTGCATTAGACCGTATTCAACGTGTCCTTGGCATTAATGATAGCTTCTTAGGTATGGCGTATGCGAGTGATTCGGGTCGTAAGGTTAAGCTGCAGCAGTCTGCTACGATTATGAGCTTACGCTATGTCACAGCACGTATTGAGTCTTTTTATCAATCATTAGCTTGGGATGTTGCTAAGTTAGCTCAACAATATTATAGAGCTAATCAATTCCTACTATTGACTGATGCAATGACAGGTGAACGTTGGGTAGAAATCAATAGACCACAAATGCAATGGTCTGGTCAATACGACCAACAAGGTCAACCAGTATTTGTCCCTATTTTAGCTGAAGTTCTTGACCCAGCTAATGGTGAACCTATGGAAGATGATGAGGGTAACCTTATCTTTGCACCTGTCACAGAACAAGGTACAGACTTCGAATTTACTGAATTTAATGTTAAGATTGAATCTTCTAGTTACAATGATGAAGATGAGAAAGGCCAGCTAATGCTTGAGTCTGTGATGTCAGGTCAGATTGGCACTATGTTAGCTCAAACAAATCCTGCAGGGTTCTTTAATATTGCTTCATTAGCTATGAAGACTATGGGAACTAAGTATAGTCCTCAGATGAGCGAGATATTAGAACAAACTGCGCAGATGATGCAACAAGGTGGACAACCTGGTCAACCTGCACCAGCTAACGAGGGTGGCATGAGCCAAGCACTTAAATTACCACAAAATACAAATGAGGGTCTATAATGGCTGTTCAATCATTATTGAAATTAGGTATTGAGGCATTAGAAGAGGGTGCAAAGTTTAAAAACCCTCAAGCTGCTGCAAATGCTTTAGCTAAGAAAGGTGTTAAACCTGAAGAGTTAGAGTACGCAGACTTGCAACTACCTGCTCGGGACATAACTAAGCAAGACTTAGTTATGGCAGAACAAAAGCGTGCAGATTGGTTTACAACTGAAGAAGTACCTTCACAATACCAATCTTACTCTTTACCTGGTGCTGCGGGCAACCCTACCTATAAAGAGAAAGTCTTACAGTACCGCGAACGCGGCGCATTAGAGCGAGGCGAATCCGGTACAGGTCAAGAAGCACTAGGTAGAGCTATGGATGACCAAGGTTCTCGCTACACATCTGAACACTTCCCAGACGTAGAAAACTACTTAGCTCATACACGTGTGTACGATGACACTCTTGAAGGCACGGAAACACGGGTACTCCAAGAGATTCAATCAGATTTGCACCAGCAAGGTAGGCAACAAGGTTATGACGTTTCAAATTTAACTCAAGAGACATACCATGCTGAACTAGACGATATAAGACAGCAACTATTGAATATAGCTATCAAAGAAGCTGACTGGGATTCTATCGCAGCTAAGCAAACCACCACACCTGACCTTATAGAGGAACTTACATTAGACGAAGTTGCGTTTGAAAAAGTAGACAATTTAGCGTCACGATACAGTAGCATACAAACTCAAGCGAAGACTATGGGTAACCCTCAACAATCACCGTTTGAAAAGACCTGGCTACGTAAAGGTATTGAACGTGAGCTAAATGACGCGATTGCTGAAGGTCGCCAACAATTAGCTATACCAATTAAAGGCGCAGTTGCTGATTTACACCGTGCTGAAGGTGTACAAAAGTGGTACGAAACTCAAGTGCTTAATACAGCTAAGAAAGTAGCTAAACAGTCAGGCTCAGAGCTTAAGTTAGTTACTCGTGGTAACCTTTCTGCTAAAGGTAATGAGATTACTGGTGACGCGCTAAAAGGAGTATTTGAAAAGTACAAAGCAGGGTTGGCTGATGGGTCTGTTAATATCTTAAGTTTGCGTAATAATATAGGCCGCAACGCAAATATCACTCTAACAGAGGCCGAAGAAGTTGGCAGAAAACTAATGAGAGGAGAGATTACCAGCTCTGATGAATTAGCCGATGCTATTAATAGCTATTCAAATGTTACTTACGCAGTTATTAAACCTAAATTTGGTAGTACTCAACCACTGTCTAAAATGGAGCAAGATGAATTAGCTGAACTAAGTTTAAAAGAGACCATGGGAGAAGACTTCGACGCCGCCAGAATGGCCGAGTTAGAAGCAAGAACTTTTGGCGAGGGTGCAGAAGTTAAGTACACTAAGCCTAATTTGTCTTTTAGCTTATACTCAACTCCGGCTGCTGCAGGTTTCCCTGCTTATATGATGTATAAGCAAGGGGCTACAGACCAACAAGTTACTGACTTTTTCTTAGACAAAGGATATGACCTTGAAGAGATTGAAGAGATTAATCGTGCAGCGCAGGCGGCAGCTGAGATGGAAGCAGCAGGTGCAAATGAACAACAAATCGGAGAATTCTTCAACACAAAAGATGTGACTACTGATACAGTAGAACAGACACCGTTAACACCCGTTCCAGGTGTACCAGATGAACGCACAGACTATAGTGGATTTTTACCAGGTACATCTGCAAAAGAGACAGCATACAATGCTCAAGCATTTGAACGTAACTTAAGCCCAGAAGAATTTATAGCTTCGGCATATGCTATATACCCTAGTTCACTGTCTGCAGCTACTAGCGTTGCCGCATTCTTCGGTAACGAAGCAGCTCAGCGTCGTTTAGACTATGTAACAGCTAAACAAGAAGCTAAGATTGTTGATTTAGCTAAGAAGAACAATATTAATCTAATACCACAAGATGGTCAGTGGTACTATGCAGATGAGCAAGGTAATCAGTTTAATGTTACACCAGGTTTCTGGGATGCTATAGCGGCAGAACGCGGAGAACTTCTGGGAGGTATTACAGGTGGTACAGGTGCTTTCTTAGCTTCACGTAATCTTTTAATCGGTACTGGTGGGGCTGTAGCTGGAGCATCTTCTGGTGCTGAGTTAGATTACATGATAGCAGCTACAAAGCTTAATGAAGAAGCTAAAGCTGAAGATATGGCTGTTAAAGGTATTAAAGCTGCTGAGATTGCGATTATTGGTGAGATTGTGGGTGCTGCAGCTGTTCAAGGTATTATCAAAGCTGGTACAGGTGTTGCTAGTATTACCAAGACTCTTAAAGACCGATTAATTAGTGGTTCTACTGATGATGCGTATCGTGCACTTAAAGAGTCATTCTTTATTGATGATGCTACTGCTCAAGAAGCAGCAGAACAGCTTAAGCGTGTTATACCATTAGAAGGTACAGATAAAGAACAAGCTATACAAGCTACTGTACTTACTCAGCCACGTGTACAAGACTTGTTAGCTGTAACAGCTCAGGCAGACAGTCAAGCATCACGCGCAGTAGCTAAGATGGTAACAGACAGAGCTAGGGATGTTCTTGAGTCTACAGCTAAACTTACTGGTGATACTGTACCTAAGCAGTTTATGCAAGACTTACAGAACTATACTTCTGATGTTAAGATGTTCTATAGTGCTGTTAAATCTAAGACAGCTCAGACTCCTGGAGCTAATAACTTTAGTTGGGATTACGATAAGTTAGCTATTGAGCCTGCATTAGAAGAATTGCACAAGAACATTCTTAAGCTAGGTAAAGGCTCTGTACTAGAGAAATACACAGACCAGGCACAAGCTATTCGTGCTATGACTGATAGCCGCACATTCACAGACTTGATTGATATGCGTCAGTTAGTGAATGAGATGCTATATAATAAGCGTATGGCTAAAGCAGCAGATAAAACTTCATTGCGCCAAGTATTAGCTAATATTGATAATGCGATTGAAGATGGTGCTAATACAGTTATGGAGAAACCTCAGGCTTGGTTATCAGACTGGTATAAAGCTCGTTCACTGTACACTCAAATGAAGAATGTTGAACAAACAGCATTATATCGCGCTGTATTTGACAAGAAAGGTAAACCACGCCCAGTTCAACCTCAGACTGTTGTTAAGGCCTTAGGTCGTTATATTACGGCCTTAGATGGTTCGTTTGAAGACGTTATGCGTCAATTACCAGTAACAGCACGTAGTCAATACGAGGGTGCAGTTGTTGATTCTTTAGCTCAAAGATTTACAGCTAAAGCAGATGATGGTACTACAGCGATTAACTTCCCTATGTTAGCTGATGAATTGGATAAGATTACACTAACAACTAAAGAAGCACGTCAAGCTAAAGCAGCTCTTAAATATATGGGTGAAACCTTTAAGAATGACTTAGCTTTAGCTGCTGTTAGTTCTAATATTCAAGTGCCTAAGGCTATGCAAGCATTGACTGCTGATATTACTGCGAAAGCTAAATTTCAGTTAGCTTCTGGTATATTTAGTAAGATTAAGCAAGTAACAGCTATAGGTAAAGAAGGTCGTAACTGGCAGTTAGTTAAAGTAACAGCAGACTTTTTAGAGAATCCTCTGCACCAAAAGTCTTTCAAGGAGTTAGTGGAATCTAGACCAGACTTAGCTGCACAAGCTAAAGAGTTACAACAAGCTTATGCTCAACAAGCAGCTCAGAAACGTTCTGTGACAGCTAAAGTGTTTGAAGGTGGTAAGCTTAAGCCTCCAGTAGAAGGTGCTGCAGCTCAAGCTGAGATTCCTCTGCATCGTATTGCTACTTTAGAAAATGCTAAAAAGATAGCAGATGCTGAAGGTATGTCAATGACTAATATAGACTTTGAGAACGTACTTAAACGTTACGGTTTCTTAGCTATTCAACAAGGTACAGATAGAGTTAAGGTATTAAAATAATGTGGATATTTAGTAAGAATTCCAAGACTAACATGATAGGAGTGCACCCTGATTTACGTCAGGTTGCACATCGAGCACTACAGTTATCACCTGTAGACTTCGGTATTCCTAAGTTAGGTGGTGTGCGTTCAGTTAATGACCAACATAAACTCTATTTAGAAGGTAAGAGTAAGTGCGACGGTGTTAAGAAGTTAAGTAACCATCAACCTAAAGAAGACGGTTATGGCTACGCATTAGACTTCTACGCTTTTGTTGACGGAGCAGCAAGTTGGGACGAACTTCATTTAACTCTTATAGCTTCAGCGTTTTTACAAGCTGCTAATGAAATGGGTATTAAGCTAGAATGGGGAGGACTTTGGAAGAACTTCAAAGACTATCCACATGTACAAATGGTGATTGACTAATGGACTGGAAGAAAGTATTAGGCGGTATAGCACCAACTATAGCTACAGCACTAGGCGGACCTTTAGCTGGTACTGCGACTAAGTTTTTAGCTAATGAGTTATTAGGTGATGAAAATGCGGATATTGAAGCAGCTATGCTAACAGCATCACCAGAACAATTAGCTAAAGTGAAAGAGATTGAAGCTCAATTCAAAGTTAAGATGAAGGAGCTCGACATCGATGTATATAAGCTTGGTGTTGACGACCGCAAATCTGCACGTGAGTTAGCTAAAGTAAATATGTGGCCTCAGATTATACTTAGTTTTGTATTTATCAAAGGTTACTTTGCTCTTATCCTGATGATATTCTCTGGTTATTTGCAGCTAGATGATACTGTGCGGGACATGGCAAATGTTTTAGTCGGTGTACTTACAGCAGGTATACCTATGATTTTAAGATTTTGGTTTGGTGGTTCTCCTAATGATGATAAGCACCTAGACCGCATACATAACTCAAAGCCTTTATAGGGGAACTACAATGGTTGCAAAAAGAAACATAACTAAACAACTAGCAGGTATGGAAGATGTCTTACCTGGGAATCAGCAAGAACAACAAAGTAGAGGTGGTCAAACTGTTACAATTAATAGTTTAGATGTACCTTTTACAGTAAACCAGCTAGTAGACTTACAGCAATTAGATGTAGCTAAGTATACTTATGCGCGATTATATGGTTCGTCTATACTAGACTCAGTAGACTATAAATTTGATAGTGCGGCTACTATAGGTATTCAGTCCACTACTTCTGCTAACGGTCGATGGGTACCGATAAATCAAGAAATAAAAGCCTTGATTAAATATGATGGAGCAGATTGGGTTGTTGATACGAATGTCAGCAGTTCAACTATTGTAGATGCAGACTGCAATTGGTTAGTTGACGGCTCTGGAGGTCGACTAATTGTTGATTTTACCGCTGCATATAAACAAAAAGCCCCTGTTGCTTTAGTTAGTACAGTAGATGATTTAAGTGGGAATAACTTATTACCAAAAGTTGCTATTTTAAGTGACCAACAAGTGGCAATAAGTTTCTTTGACTTTACAGGCTCACGAGTAACAACCGAAGCAACAACTATGCAAGTTTTGTTAACCGTGCTATAACTGTTTCTAAATCCCAAGCGAGGATGGCAGTACCTCCTCGCTTTTCTATTTCTGCCAGGTTGTACTTTTGAAGCTCTGAAGCTGTATTAGCTCCGTACTTAACTTCAATACCTACAAACTGACCCGATGGAGAGCATGCCAGAATGTCTGGCACACCTTTACGATTACATGTGATTGTCTTAACTACGTAATAATCTTTTTTAGCTAACCAATCAATAATCTTCTTTTGTAGCTTCTGTTCGCTCACAACACTCCACCATGTTTAAGTTTAATAATATCGTCAGCTGTCATACCTGCAGCAACTAATTCAACTACGTTAGTACCTTGCTTAGGTTCTTTATATTCCTGCAAGTGTAAACCCTCACCGATACAATATCTTATAGGTAAGCCTGTTGAGTCTACTACTTCAATATCTCCAGTGTTAGGGTCGTAACTAGCTAATATCGTTTTCATCTCTAAAACCTTTAAATACAGGGAATCTAGGTACTCCATACTTAGATAGCTCCTGGAACTTAAATGTCACTAGTTTTCCAATTAGCGACTCTTTATTTTTCCATAGGTCAATACGTTGAGCTTCTGTAAAGCCTGAACCTATGAAAAACTCTTTACCTTGGTATTCGCATTTAAGACTACCAAGCATATCACCTGGTACCATACCAGCTAATTCTTTTGAACGTGTTTGTTGTCCTAACTCACCTATAGTAGCTAAGTTACCATTACGAAGTAACTCTTCATAACCTATAACTTTAGCTTCATCATCATTGACTGGTTTGAGCTTTAACATCCAGCCTTGATGTAGGGTAGACCGACCATGTTTATAAGGACTATCTGTAGCCCTAATAATTGCTCCTTCATAACCTTCTTTAATCCAGGTCTCATATAACATATGGAGTCTGTCAGCACTAGCACATTCTAGTTGTTTAACACTTACAACTCTATTAGTTGCTGCAGCTCGCACCACTTCATCTGCTATAACTAAACGACGTACAAATGGCACATTAGGCCTTAAGAAATAGTCGAACACGTAATAAGTGAAATCAGGTTCACCACTTTGGCTCATAACAGCAGATTGAACACTATTGAAGTCACCATGAACTAATAGTTCACCATCGCAGCCTTCTAAATTATATTTAGCTAACTCTTTTTGAATAAACTTATTAGGTATAGGTTTGAGATTACGACTAACAGCTATACCATCTTTGATTAAACAACGAATACCATCTAGTTTAATAGATGCAATAACTGGGTAGGTAATAGCTGTTAGCTCTGGTATCGTACTACTAGCTAACATAGGTTTAAAAGCCATAGTACACCTCCATCCAAGTAATAGTAGCTAATATAACTGCGCCGTAACCGATTAGAGTTAACAGAGCTGTGTTTATTCCACCTTGGTAGTCTAAAGCAGACTTAATATAAATTATAACTAAAGCTATAAGTGTGAATGCTACTGAATATAACATAATTAGATTCCTGTGAATACTGTATCAACAAAGTTCTTTTTATTTACTGATACTCGTTTATAACATTTATCGCTAATCGCACCTTTAACTAGTAAATAGTGCACTACTATAGGCGAGCTGCGCTTTTTATTACACTGCCTTGCTCTTCTCTGCGTATGCCGTGCCGTACTAAAGTCTTGCGAATAAATGACCAAGTCTTTATATCCTGATAAGTCCACGCCTTCTGCAAAAGAGGTGGCTTGTAGTAAAGTGGCATTGCTAAAAGCTGACTGTAACTTTTGTAACTCTGCCTTATAGTTGTACATGATAACCAGAGACTCAACGTCACCGAATTTAGATAGAACATAGTCAACCTTCTCATTGTTGGCTAATACATAATAATCATCATCTATCTTGATAGTACCCCCTTCAATTTGATGTAGACTTGTTCTTACTTTTGGAGCTGTGTCACATACAAGAGGCCCAATAGACAAGTAACTAATATTATCCCATACAATGTCATTATACACATTACAGGTTGCTTCATTGAGCGTAATATAATGTAACTGGTCCTCAGGTTCATGCTCAAACCCGAGGTCTTTCCTCGTCTTAGTGACAAACAAATGAGCAACATCTGCAAGCACACGCTCGTTATTAACCCTATCATACTGAGGTATATTAATACCGTTAATAGGTAATGTGTAAGGTCTACCATAATCTTCAAACCACCTATAAAAGTTTTTGTACTTGGCCCAAGGTGACCAGGTACTTAGTTTAAATTGATGAAAGAGTTGCTGTGGCCCTTGTGCATGAGGAGTAGCAGAAATGTATATAATAGGTACACCTCTAGCTACTTCAGCTACATCTTTCCAAAGTTGGCCTGTCTTAGGATAACTAGATATATAGTTATGAGATTCGTCTAATATCAATAAGTCAGGCTTTGTGGTCACCTTTTTAGCTTGGTGATAATTGGTTACTGAGTATATCTTCTTATGACTGTAAGCTTTTAATGTATCAGACCAGCCCTTAATTGCTGTTTTCTTAGTTATGACCTGCACATTAGTTACATCACATAATTCAGCTAAGAGGATAGCAGACAAGGTTTTACCTGTCCGCTCCTCACACGCTAGATATACCATCATATTATCACGCAAGATAGGATAAGCTAAATTAGCTATCTCAATCTGATGGTCATAAGGTATCATTACTTGTAATTCTCCGGATTTACATATGGTCCATAAGCACCAGCAATACCATGTCTGTATATCCAGCCTGCTTTACCTGGTACTTTGCGGTCGTTTAAGCCTTTTTGTTGTTTGCTTTCCCAATAAGTAGCTGCATTCATACCTTTAATACGTTTACGCTGACGCTTAGTAAGCTTTCTAGGTGTTACATAAACTCCAGTAGATTTTCTACCCGTTAACTCGATGTATTTAGCTAAATCCGCTTGTGTATTTAATACTTGTGCCATAGTCTTAATTCCTATAAATAGTCTTCTAAAGTTAATTTTAAGTATCTAGAAGTCTCTAAAGCTTCTAGATAACATTCTGCTTGTTTGATAGATTCTTGTCCTGTTAAAACCTCACAGGTATTTCCATTTAGACAATTACAAAATTCACAATGTTCTTTACTAAAAGTCCTATAAGCTTGAACGAATGCTGTGCCTTTACACTTACCTCCAATTTTATGAGGGAAAGGATAAGCTGAACAATTGCATATAGGTCTAGTGTCAGTCATAATTTAATAGTTCGTACTGTTTCTGCTACTTCATAAGACCCTTTAACGAATGGACAGGTCCTATAGTGGCTGCAGAACTTTTCTGAGCAAAAAGTATATTTAGGGTTACCACGCAAGATAATGTGGATGGGCACTACATCTTTAGCTACTAAATCTAAAGTATCTAACATACCATTAACTAAGTATTTAGAATAGTCAACATTAGGTTCTAACTCTAATATAGCACCTTCAGGTTGTTTCTTTAACACTACTTGTTGAATCAAGTTTGCATCAATTTTCTCACCATTAGCTTCAGCTAAGTATTTATAGATTGACTGTTGAACAGTGTGTCCTTCTGGTCCTGATTTACGTTTACTTGTCTTAACATCAGCAATAGTACCGTCACCCAGGTAGTCAATAGTGCCGCCTAGTTCTTTGACAAACACATGGTCTAAGTCAACCTTGTAGAAAGTCTCAACTGCTTTAGGTATAGCTGTGAATGGTACAATGTCCTCTACAAAGGCTTGTGTGCCACCTAGTATAGCTGCCATATCTGTATTCTCATTCTCACCGTCAGCACGTTGTACACCATCAGCAATGTCTTCTTTATAAGCATCACGAGCTGCATCAAGCATCATACCTAGGTTAGGTTCTTTCTTACCAGATGAGATACTTTCGTTCCACATAGCTTCAACACCAGCATGAATGCCCGTACCAATGCTAGCACGATTATTAGGAATAGAACTAAGACCTTCAAGAAAGTATTTACCCCATTGGTAAGCACACCCATAAAAGCTCTCAATTGAACTTGGTCGAATTCGTAAATCTTCATTATTGATTTTTATCATCATTATGGCTCCAGAACGAAGCCAGATTTAGTTAAAAATCTGGCTTTAATTAGTTAGGCTAATAAATTTTTAGGTTTGGCGGTGTCTTCGTTTGGTACGTCTAATTCAATCAAAAAGCTAAGATTGGTTAGACAATGCCATAAATGCGGCATACCACTTTCTTCATCAAAGAATTCACCAGCACGATATGCTTCGAAGTGTCGCATAGCCGCACCTTTATAGCGATGTAGTTCTTCTTGTGACACATTCTTCCAGTTATTTGGTTTATACTTACGCGCACCAAATGTTAGAACTTCAGCTAAAGCTCTAGTTGTAGAAGGCGGTATTAAGTCATAACGTAACTTATCACCATCGAACTTCATAAACTCTTCTACCACTTCAACATTAGTTACACCATGGTCTGCTAGTAACTTAGCACAAGCTGGACAAGGAGGGTGACTAACATACGCAGTTAAAACATATTTTTCAGTTTCTAAGGCTTGAGCAACAAGTGCTTCACAAGCTTTAGCTTCTGCATGCATTATTAAACCGTCAGTATCTACATGGTCAGAATGATTATAACCAGTAGCCAAAATAGACTCAGCTCCACCTTTAGTGTATCGACCAGTAATAATACACCCAACTTTACGCTTTTCAACGTTTGATTTAGCTGCTTCAGCCATTACGTATTTAACGATGTCCTTCATTGTTAAGCAACTCCTGTAGACGAGGTTCTGGGCAAATAAAGTCTTTACCTTTATCAATATTAGCTTTAACGTTAGCAGCAGCCTTTTGTACTGACTTACTGTCGTTACTATCACATACTACTAATACAGCAACACACTTTTTAACTTCATCAAAGCCGAAGATTGACATTTGAACCATAGCTAAACTAATAATCACATGCATCGCTAAAGATACAGGGTAATCCGAATCATGGTCGCAACAATCAATAACAGCGCTAATTAAGTATATTGGCATCAGCGTGTTAGTTTCCATGAGCTTGCTAACATGTTTGTATGCTTCTTCAACGTCTTCTTCGAACACTTCTGGTTCTAAGTCTAGTTTCCATAGAACTCCCATAGCTACAAAGATGATATCACATAGTGCATCTAAACCTTTAACGTCTGATATAGCGTCTAGATACTCTTTATGCTCTTCACGTAATAAAGCCATAGAGAAGTCATGATTGTACACTCGGTCGTATCTTGCTTCATTCCAAGCAGCAGCACGACTGTAAATTCCTAATAAGTTCATTAGCTATACAACTCCAAATTTAGTTTAGGGTAAGATTTAAATTCATTGAAGGTTAACCAGGTAGGTTCAAATTTTGTAAAGTCACAACCTGGACCAACTAACAAATCATACATTGGGTAACGCTCAATGCAGCCGTCTTCAACATTAGCTAAATAATCTTCAGCAGTTTCCCAATGTGACTCGTATAAGTGGCAGTCACCTAACTGCATAGTAATTGTGCCTGGCTTGTACCCGAATTCATTAGCTATAGCAACAAGCCACGCCGCTGCAAAGATGATGTCTGATGGTAAACCTATCATTGTATCAACACTACGTTGAATCCAAATCATATCTAAGTAACCATCAGTATCAACATAGAACTGATAACTGTAGTGACAACATGGTAAGCTAAGATTACCTAAGTTATCTGGTCGCCAACCATTGATAATCATTCTACGGTCAGTTGGGTTGTTCTTTAGCTTATCTTTCAATGCTTCTATTTGATTAAAGCCGTTAAAGTCAAACCAGGCATTACCGTAATCTACATTGATTGAGCCATCAGCATTAGCCCACAGCTCCCAGTAGTTGCAACCCCACACCTTAAAGTCGTCTAAGTGTTTAGGTTGACGCAACATAGCAGCCAACTCACCTAACACACCTTTGTAAAACATTTTACGACCCTGGAGAATTGGGAAGTAACCATGACGCAACTCATCAATCTTTAGTTGCTCACCAAAGATAGCTTTAGTTTTAGCATTGCGTGTGTCACGTTCTTTGCCAACTTTTAGAATCTTTCTAACTAGCTTAGCATATTCGTATTCAAAATCAAGCATTAGCTTGCTCCAACATTTTGTATGGGTCTAATGTGAAGTTCCAGAGATCTTCAGCATCATCTTCAATATCACCCCAGTTATAGCCAACTGCTACATCTACAGGCATTGGTAAATCTTTAACTTTGTAAAGCTTACTCATTTCAAACCAGGCTTCTTGCATACATTCAGCTAATTGAGTTGCGACGGGTTTGTATAGCTCAGGGTCATTAGGACCGTCTAGAATAAAGCTATCATGTATAAAATTGCAAATACCAAAATCGCAATCGTTAGCTTCATTGTACTTTTTAAGCCATGGAGCAAAATAGTGTAAAGCTAACTTAGCTACTTCAGCACCTGCACCTTGGTTCTTAATGTTCATCTGGTCGGTCATCAACTTACCTTTGTACTGACGACCTAATGGAGTAGAACTAAGCTTACCTTTACGCCAGGCTGATATTTGTTCTTGTTGCCATTTATTAATTTCAGTAAATAGGTTTAGCCATTTAGTTTTATGCTTATTAGCTACACGTTCTTCAATAAGGAATCCATAACCAATGAGAATGCTAAGAACCATACCGACAGAACCACCATAAAGCAAGTTAAAGTTATAGGTCTTTGTGACTTGTCTATCAGCTTTAGTGTAATCAGCACCAAAAAGAATACTAGCCACATACCCATGAAGGTCCTCATTATCACGGAATAGTTTCTCCATTACTTTTACGCCAAGAATAGCACAAATAGTACGTAGTTCTAATTGAGCATAGTCAGAATAAATAAGGATACGACCATCATCTTCATTGTAGCCGAAGATACCTTTTAAAGCCCGTGGTAATTGCTGAAGGTTTTGGTCGTCTGAAGATAAGCGACCAGACCGTGTGCTAGGTTTAAACTTACCTAAGATACGGTTATCGTCGAGGTCAAACTTTTTAAGGAAGCTAATTAACTTATTTAGCTTACGCACCTTACGTACACGTGCTGCTTTGTCATTACCTCCTTTAATTTCAAGGGTAGCTAAAAACTTGTCATCAGACTGGTCAACATTAAGCCAGGTACGTACTTGCTGCCATGAATTAGCATTAATAGGCATATCGATAGTACTTAGTTCGTCTTCTATCTTATCCCACTTAGTATTTAGCTTAGCATTGTCTACCGGCATACCACGCCATTGAAAGCCCCAACAATAACCTAAAGTTAGTTTATCTAACTTATAGTTCATGTCGTCAACTTTAGTCTTCACGGCATCCCATAAGAACGGCATATAAAAGACATCAATAGCAGCATAAGTTAGTTGGTCTTTAGATAGGTGTATAGCAGACCAGTCAGACTTTTGAAGTACTTTCTTATCTAAGTTAGCTTCTTCATAAGGGTCATAACCTAACGCATAGTCTAAACAAGCATCTAAACTAAACGCTTCTTTATTAGGATAAGCTAAACGAGCTAGAAGAAAGGTGTCTTCATATTGCTCAGGTACCCAGGTTGACTTAGTTTGCTGTTGCACAGTAGTGATATCATAGTGTGCATTATGCCATACTGTGTTATACTTAGCTAAGAATACTGCGGTTAATAACGGGTCGGGTCTACGAACCAGGATAGCTTCATCCCAGCCTTCTTGCATTAATTGCAGAAGTTCGATGCGGCCATATAAGCCATCTGTCTCTGTATCGCAGAATAAAGGTTTAGTTGAATCAATGACAGGAATGTCATCTAGAGAATTGATTAATTTGTACATTAATTAGAATCTCTACGTAAGGTAGGGAACTTAACTGCTACGATTTTGAAGTCCTCGTTTTCAGCTAATAAAAGATTTGTAATACTCATTGTATTTGTCTCCTGCGACATTTATGTAAAGTAGGTGGTATACTTTAATCGGTATACCAGCGATGTTACTTACTACAAACGTGGACCAGCTGAAGTAGTTGATTCTTCTTCAACACCTTCAAAAGAATCATCATCGCCTGTCCAGCCTTCTTCATCTTCGTCAGCATCAAAGCCATCATCAGCTACATACTCAACATACTTAGTTAGCTGAACGCCTTCAAGATACAAGTTAATACCGTAGTTACCTTCAACATCGTAAGTAAGCATATTAGCTTTGAATCGACCTTCAGAACCAATGCCAATACCTTTATCGCCTAAACTAACAGGACGACCTTTAGCATTGTACACTTTAATTTCTTTAGTTTTACCATCTGGCCAGGTAGTACCTGTAGCAGCAAAGAATTCAGTGTAACCTGGAACTTCTTCATAGATAGCGTCACCATCTTCATCAACCTTATCTGACTTTTTAGTCAATGGGCGATAGCCGATAGTCTGGACTTTGTCACGCTTAGCGCCTTTAGGCTTATTCTCTTTCCAATACTCTTCAATAGCATCAATAAGAGGTTTAGCTTCAGCATCAGGCATAGAAACAGAAGTCATGTAAACACTCTTACCTTTCTTCTCTTTACCTTTACCAGAAATGATTGTGAAGCCAAACTTGCCTTTAGGAGTAGTAACTTTTTGCATCTTAATTTACCTTAATAGTTTGATGGTGCTTAATTTAATTATACCAAACATGTCACCATCACCACATTTGATACATACATTTTAATATATTTATTATATTTTGTATAATAACATTTAGTTATAACAGTTAGAACTAACTAATCTATTTCTTAAGAGCTTTAGCAATTGCTTCAGCTATCTTAGTATCCACCTCTTTTTGTAAAAGGTCTCTACTATCTTTCCTGAGCTTTCTTCTTGATATAGTCTTTGTGCCATACTGGCCTCTGTTGAAGTTTTTTTTCATCGTTATTCCCCACAAAAACAATCCAGCTAGGTTTTATTCCCGCTAACAAAGATAAGATTTAAAACACGTTAATGTTATTCAATTTGCCGC